ATAAGACCGCAAAAGCGATTCGCTAAGTGGGCTAAGAAACAGGATAGTGGCGATTTGGAAGCAGTTAAAGAATATTATGGTTATAATAATGAAAAAGCCCTGCAGGCCTTGTCCCTACTGTCCACCGTTCAAATTGAGGAAATAAAAAACCAATTAGAAAAAGGTGGTTAAATGGATGTACTTGACAGTCTCGTTGAAGTCAAACTTCAAGACGAAGATGACTTCTTAAAAATACGAGAGACCCTCACAAGAATCGGTGTAGCGTCTCGCAAAGATAAAAAGCTATTTCAGTCCTGCCATATACTACACAAGCAGGGAAGATATTATATTGTTCATTTCAAGGAACTATTTCTTCTAGATGGAAAGCCTTCGAACTTTTCAGATGATGATATAGGAAGAAGGAACACAATTGTAAATCTTCTAGCTGAATGGGGTCTTATTTCCATACTATCGACCTCCCGAACAAAAGAGCCAGTAGCCCCCTTATCACAAATCAAAATACTCCCCTACAAAGAAAAAGACGATTGGGAATTAGTAGCAAAGTACAACATAGGCAGAAAAATAAAGTAGTTGACTTTTAATTCTAATGCATCTATAATGTTTTGTTGTTAGGAAATCCCTCCTGTAGTTTAATGGTAAAACACCCGGCTTATACCCGGCATTGGCTCTAGATGGGGGCACGTTACAGGTTCGAATCCTGTCGGGAGGACCAGATTAATTGCCCAGGTGGTGGAATTGGTAGACACGCTGGTCTTAGAAGCCAGTGCTTCGGCGTAAGAGTTCGAGTCTCTTCTTGGGCACCAATTTATGGAAGTGTGGCAGAGCCCGGTTTATTGCAACAGTCTTGAAAACTGTCGTGCCAGCGATGGCACCGTGAGTTCGAATCTCACCGCTTCCGCCAACCCGGTGTAGTTTAATGGCAGAACCGCAGCCTCCAAATCTGCATGTGGGAGTTCGATTCTCTCCACCGGGTCCAAGTTGACTTATATTCGATAAGCAGTATAATGTACGTATAGCGGGATAGTGAAATGGCATCACACAGGTCTCATAAGCCTGAGTTCTTAGTTCGAATCTAGGTCCCGCAACCAGTTTATTCCCCGATAGCTCAGTCGGTAGAGCAACGGACTGTTAATCCGTGTGTCCCTGGTTCGAGCCCAGGTCGGGGAGCCAAGGTTTGCCCCTTTAGTTAAATGGTATAACGGTTGATTTGTAATCATCAATTGGCAGTTCGATTCTGTCAAGGGGCACCAGTTTTCTCGCCGTAGTTCAGCTGGTAGAATGCCTGCTTTGGGAGCAGGAGGTCGCAAGTTCGATCCTTGCCGGCGAGACCAGAATAGGAGGTTAGCTCAGTTGGTAGAGCGTCACGCTTACACCGTGAATGTGATCGGTTCGAACCCGGTACCTCCTACCAGACCCCCGTGTCTCCTTGGGATGATTAGGAGAGGTGTGAGTTTGTGTTATGCCACAGCACTATTGGCCAAATGGTGTCCAGAACTCTCAGGTGCCTAGGTCCACCCTATGACCAGCGATTTCTTAGAGATCGAATGTTCTAAGCGTTCTCGTCTAAACGTTATTAGACGTGGTCGGAGTAACCTCCCGGTCAAGTGGTTCCCTGGTAAGGAATGGCTTGACACCTATAACAGTCCTTCTGATGAGTCTTTAGGAGACGATAACAGTAGCGCGTACAGCGAAATGGCGAGCCCTTCTTATAGGCCGTACCCAGAGTAGTCGTTACTGTCAAGGACCCGCCCCATACCTTTCGGTGTACTGGGTGCGAAGCGAAAGCTAGGGATGAAAGGGTGTATAAGTGTAGGAGCGGTCTAGAACGCGAACTGCAACCTGAGTAACGCAACCGAACCAATTAGTTGTTGCCCTTTAATCATAAGTAGACTATAATGAATCATCTGCCGGTAGCTCAACTGGATAGAGCATCAGCCTTCTAAGCTGAGGGTCGGGGGTTCGAGTCCCTCTCGGCAGGCCATAGCGAGTGTGTCGAAATTGGTAACCGAAATTGACTTAAAATCAATCGCCTAAAGGCTTGCGGGTTCGAGTCCCGCCACTCGCACCAATTAAGGAGCAAGCATGCTAAAAATAGATATTAATGAAGTAAAAGAGTTTATCGAAGCACAAGGCCCTAACACAAAAATTTATATTGGTGGCGACTCTGAAAGATTCATTAATAACAATATTTGGTATGCTGATTACACACTCGCAATCGTAGTACACATCGACGGAAGACATGGTTGTAAGCTCTTTGGCGAGGTTCAAAGAGAACGCGATTATGATCAAAGCAAGAACCGCCCAAGAATGCGGCTAATGAACGAAGTATATAAAGTTGCAGAACTGTATTTGAAGTTACAAGAAGTTCTAGAAGATAGAGATGTCGAAGTTCATCTGGATATTAATCCTGACGAAGTTCATGGTTCAAGTTGCATTATTAACGAGGCTGTAGGATATATTAAGGGCATGTGTAATGTCACTCCTCTTATCAAGCCTCAAGCGTTTGCAGCAAGTTATGCTGCTGATAGAATCAAAGGTGTTTTGGCTGCATAGCGGGATTCGTAAAATGGTATTACCCTAGCCTTCCAAGCTAGAGTCGCGGGTTCGATTCCCGCATCCCGCTCCAACTTTAAAGGATATATTATGTCTAAATTTACTTTTACTCATACACTAGATGATCTTAAGATCACTCATGAATTTGAAGCGATTCAAATTAATAAAGTAGTGGAAAATTTTGAAGATTTTCTTCGCGGATGTGGATATGTATTCGATGGTAATCTTGAAATTGTAGAACAAGAAAAGTTCCCGCTTGAGGAATATGAAACCTTTAGTACTATGAATCTTAATTTGGACGGTATTGAAGGGGCTGTAGGTTCCGACTACATCTATGTTACTCCTCCAGGTGGTGCTGGAGGAGCTGACTGCGACTATGTCGGCGATTGGGATACTCAATGTAAGAATATTGACAAGCTTGCAAAGGGTAGGAGCAAGTGAAAAAGTCTTTTAATCTTAAGGTTCAAGAAGGTGTAGATGGAGAACTCTATCTCCAACTTAACGACGAAGTTCTAGAAGCCTCTGGATTTAAAATCGGCGATAAACTACAATGGATTGACAATAAAGATGGTTCATGGAGTATGATTAAAGTGGATGATAGTCTTAATTACTATGTTGTAGATGTTCTAAGCACGTTCCGTAATCGTTATGTCGTAAAGGCAAAGGGTCTTGATGATGCTATGGACGAGGTTGTCTTTAACGAGCACGATCCTGACTTTAAAGAATTTTCCCAGAAGCATCTAGGTACTCAGGTTTTCGATGGCCGTCAGATTGAATATGCTGATTTACTGGAACTTAGCAAGAAAGATAATGATTACATAAGTTCGTGGACAAATTCAGAAGTAATTGAACAACTTACTAATACTATCGACTATAAGGATTAAAATGTTTCGTAGTCAAGCTCAGCTTAAACTTATGCGAGACCAGAAGGAATCTGCTATGAGTGGTTTCTTCTATAACCTAGTAGAGACGACGCAGTTTGCTTTAGAAGATATTCAGGATATGTTTCTTGAAGAATTTCCTGACGAGCATGATTATCTTAGCGAACTTGTATCGGAGCTTAGTAATTGATTATTAGAGTTAGTAATACCGGAAGAAAGCCTTCCAAGAAGGCTCGCGAGAAGCAGAAAGCTGCATGGGCAGCTCATTGCAAGAAGTACGGCCTTTATCAAGGCAAAGAAAATAAAAATGTGCGATACAGAATTAATAAGTTTGGAGAATTTGAAGAAGTCTAAGTGGGATCGTAGGTTTATAGAACTTGCATCTCATATCAGTTATTGGTCGAAAGATCCTAGCACTAAAGTTGGTTCAGTTATAGTCAATGAAAAAAATCATATATTATCTGTTGGTTATAACGGGTTTCCTAGTGGCGTTGAAGATAGTCCTTTACGGTATTCTGATAGGGATACCAAGCTTAAGTACGTGTGTCACGCCGAGCGGAACGCCCTTGACAATGCCCACTCCGATGTATCAAACTGCACTCTCTATGCAACCCTAATGCCTTGCAATGAGTGTGCTAAATCAATCATACAGCGCGGTATAAAACGGGTTGTGTGTTACGTACCTGACCCTAGCAGAGACGGTGCGAGCTTTAATTGGGATGTAACTAAATCTATGTTTGAAGAAGCGGGAATTCAACTTGACATGGTTGATCTCGTATAAATAACTATGCAGCGCCTTCGGGGCTGCAATTTTATCTTGCTTAATTTAAGGAGAATTATATGACTACACTTCCATCTATGCTTCTGGGCAACCAATTCAAGGACCTCGATAAGTTCTTTGTTGGGTTTGACGACACATTCAATCGCATGGCTAAGTTCCATGACGATGTCGCAAAGAACATCCCAAACTATCCTCCATACAACATCAAGAAGGTTGATGACAACAAGTACGTTATTGAACTAGCCGTTGCTGGTTTCTCTAAGAACGAACTTGAACTAGAACTTGCTGACGGTGTGCTCACCGTTAAGGGTTCAACCTCTATCGACTCTCTTGTTAACGATGGAGTCGATCAGACATTCCTTTATAAGGGTATTTCAGATCGTTCGTTCGCTCGCAAGTTTACTCTTGCCGATACAGTTGAAATTAAGAATGCCGAATACTTTAACGGCCTTCTTAAGGTATTCCTTGAGCGTATTATTCCTGAACACAAGAAGCCAAAGAAGATTGAGATTAACTCATCTGACAAGCAGCTTCTAGTCGAAACTGAGACCAAGAAGTGAACTGGTGGCCAGTTACCGACGAAGAATGGGAATATTTAAACAGACAAGGTAAGTAGAAAGAAAGGGGGTTGCCCCCTTTCTTTTATTTCTAAAATAAACTATAATTAGACCTATGAATGACATTATTATTGATATCTGGGGCTGGATTAAGAATGACTATAGGTCTAATAATTTTAGGTTTATTATTGAGCTTGTCGCTTGGGCTATTAGTATTGGGTGTGCAATTACAATGGCGGCTACCGTACCTAATCCTCCCCTTATGGCTCTTTATCCTATTTGGATTACTGGTTGCTGCCTTTACGCATGGGCTGCATTTAGTCGTAAATCATTTGGCATGCTAATTAATTACATGCTCCTCGTGACGATTGATTCAATTGGATTGATCAGAATTTATTTTTAAGGATACATCATGTCTACTATTACAGTTCTTAAGCTTCTCAACGGTGAAGAATATATCGGAAGTTTCGTTAAAGAAGAAGATGATAAGATTTTTATTCAAGACGTAGCAATTGTTCAAATGCTCCCCGGCAACAATGGTCGAATCAATCTAGGTCTTATTCCTTTTGCACCCTATGCCGAAGAAACTACTTTCGGTATTGAAAAGAAGCATATCACTACCCGGTTCACTCCTAACGTAGAACTCCTAAATAACTATAATCGTATTTTCGGCTCCGGCCTAGTAGTTGCACAGACTGTCTAAGGAGTATATAATGGTCAGATTCCTTTCTGAGTATACCAGCTCACAGGAAAAGAAAAACTTTACCTCTCAAGTATATTTCGACAAAGACAATAATCACTTTGTCGTTCGCTGTCTCATTAATGGTGAAGAAGAAGTCAGATACAAAGGCTTCTTCCTTACTGAACAGCAAGCCGAAGATTACGCGGAAAATTTCGTACAGCAAGTATTCTAGCTTGTGCAGTCTCTGACTCGAAGCTAACCTAACTGGAGTGATATGAAGTTTTATACTAATGTACATCTGTACAAGAATGAGTTTTTGATTCGGGGTTACGAAGGTAATGAACGTGTGCAATACACGGTACCTTGTAACCCTTTCTTATTTACTACAGACCGGGTTAGCATCGAAGAGTACAAGACACTCCAAGGTAAGACAGTCTATAAGAAGATATTTGATAGTTCGTATGAAGCTAGGACTTATGTAAAAGAGAATTCGGATATATCCGGTAAAGAAATCTATGGCATGACCAACTGGATCTACCCGTTTATTAATGACCATTTTGCTGGGGAGATTCATTATGATGCAAAGAAGATTTCTACAGTCACAATCGACATTGAAATTGAGGCGACGGGAGGCTTTCCGGACATTACCGTCGCGGATCGACCTCTCACAGCAATCACAATCTCTAAAAACGGAAAGTCTGTTGTCTTTGGATACTTCGACTACAAAGTTACTAGCGAACACGTAACGTATGTAAAGTGCAAGGACGAGAATGATCTCCTGAATAAGTTCATTAGCGTATGGAGATCGAAGCAGTTTCTTCCTGACGTTGTAACCGGATGGAACGTCGAGTTCTTCGATATGCCTTACATGATTAATCGAATTACTCGTATTCTTGGTCCAGAGTCTGCCAAGCGCCTTTCACCCTGGGGTATTCTCTCTGAAAGAGAAGTTGAGATTTCAGGAAGAACTTTCAATATTCCTATCATCGTCGGTATTACGATTCTTGACTATCTGCAGCTACATAAGAAGTTCTCTTTCTCTATGCAAGAGAGCTACAAGCTCGATCATATTGCGTTCGTAGAACTTGGTGAGAAGAAGCTAGACTATAATGCTCTAGGGTACGATAACCTTACCGACTTCTATGAAAATGACTTCCAGAACTATATCGAATATAACATTCGAGACGTTGCGCTGGTTGATAAGCTAGAAGACAAGCTTAAGTTTATCGAGCAGGTGTTTGCACTTGCATATGACGCGAAGGTCAATTATCTCGATACGTTTACGTCTGTGCGTATGTGGGACGTTATTATCCATAACTACCTTATCAATCAAGGTATCGTAGTTCCTAACTTTGACGTTGCTGAAAGAAAGGAAAAGGATAAGCAGATTGTAGGTGCATACGTAAAAGATCCTCAGCTTGGAATGCATAACTGGGTTGTATCGTTTGACTTGAATAGTCTGTACCCTCACCTTATCATGCAGTATAATATCTCGCCTGAGACTTATAAAGGAACGTTTGCTTTCCTTGCTACTGATACCGGTATTGAGAAGATTCTTAG